GCACTCTCATACATCTTGTTTGCTCTACGGCATCATGGAGAGTGCACTTGATTCGCCTGATAATCCGTTTTGTCTTGACCATCCTGACTCCACCTTTTGTCCTCACCGCGTGTGCCTGGCTACTTATGAAGAAAAGCCGTGTCACACGTGCCCTTTGTGCTACTTCTCGACTGCTACGCAGCCCCAGGAGTTTGCGCTTTATCTTGCTGACCTCGACGCGCATTACATGCGCCGCGAGGGAATCCCCATGGTGCCATACTTCCAACCACCTGGCACCGCTGGCCCAAATAGCAATGATATCTCTTTCCACCTCTCCTACCGTTCGCAAGGCCAGTTGTCAAGCAACATTGCTGCGCGTTACGTTCCCATCACCGATCTCCCCGGCGCCACCCGGACCCCCCTGCTTCAGCTTCCCCACTGCACCAGTTGGCCAGAAGCTAAGGGCGGACCTGCCGTCTACGTGTTCGCTTCTCCTCGCAAGTTCCGCACTTGGATTACCGCCTTCATTGACCCCGCCGACTGGGGTGTTAGTGCCGACACCACCAGGGATGACCCCTTCCTCCTCACGCTACCTAACAGCGCTCTTTCCCACGCCCACGCGATGGCAATGCGTGCTGTTTTGGAGTCTATCCCGGCTGACGCTGACACCGCCGCCGCCGAAGTAGCTGCCGAGGTTGCTCTCCCTGAGAAGCCCGCCACTCTCCTCGGCCCACTCGGTCATCCTCTCGGCGCGTGCGCTTCCCGTTGTGCCATCACAAACACACCTTATTCCACCAAAATTTGCCGTGCATGCACCCAGCCCTCCGTTAACCGCGAGCACAGGGAGCACGCCAACGGCTGCCTCAATCAACCCGGCGGGCCTGTCCCCAATCTTCTGAAACAGCCGCGGAAACGCCCCCTGTCCGACCAGAGCCCTATCATCCCGGACACCCCAGGCACAGTCACCGAAGCCACTCCGGTCCACACTCCGGCACTCGTAGAGCCGCCTGTCAAACAGGTCGCTAGTGCTGTCAAGTGTTCTTGCTGGAGGGGCCGCGGCCATTGCGCCAAGCACGACCATGTGCCTACCCTGGTGAACAAGGTGTGCATCAAGTGCACCCCCGTCTCGACACCTGAAACTCCCTCATCCGTTCACACCGTCGGCTTTTCTACCTCCGACACTACTCCCAATTGGTTCCACAAAATGCGAGCTGCGCACGGGTGGGTGCGAAACGACTATCAAGTAGTCCAGTTCGCCAACCCTCGTGAGGCCGCGTTACAGTTTGGGTGTTTCAACCGGGACATGGAAGAGATCCTCGTCGACGTCCTCAATCTCATCAAGGATCACCCGGACGGCATACCCTGCTCTGGCAATTGCGGCAAGCTCAGTATTGCTACCCACATGCTCCATCTAGGCGCTTTGCGCAAGAACGCGGGCGACACAGAAAGCGATGGGCTCTGTCTCTACGCTTGTGCGATGTGCGAGCGTGACGCCAATTTCACCGGCCGCCGCATCTTGTGTCGGACTCCCTTGGCCCCACTCGCTACGCGCGTTGGGCCGGGTGCCACGCCTGACTTCATCCATGTACCCTCGGACGACGGTTGCCTCCGCTTCGAGTTCGCTGGTTGGCGCATTATCAAAGACAATGGCTTGAACTTCTGGCCATTGATCCTCCTCTCTGCCGGTTCGGGACTCCAGATCAACTTCAGGGAAGCCGCCTTCCAGATGAGCGTCGTGGACCTAGCTACTTTCTTACGTCGAGCCGCCCCCAGGACCCGGCCCCCTCCGGTTCCTTATTCCATCCTCAATCAGATCCCGGGAGGTTTCTCCGAAATTGTTCGCGTACGCACTTGGCTCAAGCTTCCGCCTGTTAATCAGGCCGTTGCTGCTGCGAAGCTTGTGCATGTCAACATTCTCGATCCACGCCGTGCCGCGCAGGAAACCTCATCTGGCCGTCGCGTTACCTATACCGCGAAGCCCACTCCCACCGTGGCTGAGGCCAACGCATCCTGGGCTGAGACCGCCGCCTCCACCCCTGCAGTCGCCAATAACGTCGCTCGTCGAGATGCTTGGGTAGGCCGGCACACTCACACCCATGGCGTGGCTGCACCCGTTCCCGTTCAGCCCGGTGCGCCGCGCCTCTTTGCACCCGCGCGATCTCCTAGTCCGGCTGCTTCGGAGGCCACAGTCGTCCCTTGGGGCAACGACCCTCTAGCTGGTTCCACTTGGCATGCACCAGCCACCCCCACTGACAGCGCCCCCTCGTCCGGTGAGGCCCGCTGCTGTCGGTTGCACGCCAAACCCGGTGACAAACACGAGCGCCAGTGTCCCTCCAAACCTTGTGCGGGCTGCGTGAATCCGCATGATCCTCGAGTCTCCCACCGAAAGTTGTGCCCCAAATCCGTCGCCACCCCTCAGTCTCCGGTTACCCGATCTCCTTCTCTTAGCAACCCGGCACCAGTCGCCCCTCCCACTTCCGATACGCGCGCTAAGCGAGGCCCACGGAAAACTACGGCGGCCGCGCGCTCACCGCTCCCCGAGCATCTCGGGTCGCACGAGTGCAATTGTTCGCACTGCCCTATCAAGAAGAAGACTCGCAACCGCCGCCGGTCCCGCAAGCCTAATTTCCATGGGTACGAGCCTGGTTTTTGTGGTCTGGCTGCGTTCCCCGCCGCCGACAGGGATGACGTCAAAGCGAAACTGGGCGCCTGGCCAAAGAACCGAGAGTACGTTGATGCCCTGGCCCGATATCCGGCCCACGTGCCGTGCGCTAAGGTCGTGCGGCGCAAGTCCTGGCTGCATGTGGTCCCAACGTCGAAGCCTAACCCCCATTTCAAACAGCAGATGGCCATGCTCCCGCCCGCCAAGCGGGTCGGAGGGTGGAAAGCACCGCCTCTGATGCCCACGACGCTGGCTGCCGATGACCGTTCCGCTCGCAACGCGAAGCTGAACGTCGCCATTGCTTGCCTTTCAGCCTGGAGCATAATCACTAGTGGGTGCTTGGGTATTGCTCTGCTAGAGCGTGATTTCAACGCCACTCGCGTCAACGCTTGGCCCCGTCGCAACCCCGGTAGCCGCACGATCAAGCACTACTCGGTCGCTCAAAGGCTTGGACTGCGGCCCATTAATCCCGGACGCCCGGCCCGCCCATGCCCCCGGCCCTTTACGGTGGGTGGGGATTCCGATTGCTGGAAGAAACTTCATCCGGCTCCTCCTGATTGGGACTTGGGAAAACCGCGGACGTTTGACGAGACAGTCCGAATGTATTACCGAGAGACTGCCGCGGTCATGTCCACCTACCGGCAGATGGGCCTCAAAACACTCGCAGCCACCGACGAGGACTCCGATGCGTATGAATTCCGGCTCTTCGATCTGGACAACATGGCGCTCGCCCGTATGCAAGCTCGCGAACAGTACGTCCGCATCAAATGGACCGGCCCCAACCAGCTACACATTGAGGAAGCCTGGTGTTCAACTCAGCGCGTGATCATCAAACGCAACGAGATGACTCAGATGCTGGACGACATGCTTAGCGGCCCATGCCCCAAGCACAAACGCGGCTGGATCACCGTCTACGATTTCCTCAAAGGAAAATTCCCGAAGCGCCCTGGATTTGGCGGCTACGTCCACTCAAGCCTCCTCGGTGACATTTCCCCCCCCCGGAACCCGGTGGTAGGGGCCAACTGGGGAGTCCGGGACGACTCTGTCGAGTTCTTTTCCAGCAGCCCGCATCGCAACTCAGCTCTCGCCGTGCACGTCCGCGACTACATAGCCTCGCATCGCAACGCCCACTACGCTTCGCCCCATCCCCACAAGCCCATCAACGAGGCGCTGATGAATGAGTATGGCTTCCCTCCTGCTCCCCCGTTTTCACCCACGGTCGCGCACCCCTCGCACGTGGCGCTTGAACGGGCTTCGCTATCGTACCTGCGGCCGATACTTTCGAGCTGCGAGTGGTTCGGTCTGTTCCTGCGGCAGGAGAAAATCGACTTGGTGGGTTTCCGACCGCCCGCGGGCCAATACAACCCCAATTGCATGGCCAAGGATTATCGCCGATATTTCGGGGCTGAACAGGCACCACCCACGCCTCGGAGCACAGCGCCGGTGTGGTTCATCCACGACGCTATCATGTACTTGGAACCCCGCATCATAGGAGGATGGTTCGACGAAAACCCCGAGCTCAACCACTGCTTCGCCACGGCGGTCGCCCCCGTGGAGGCTTTGCAACGTGACGTTTCTCACTGGCCTACTCTGTACCAACTCGCTTACCGTGGCAATGACCTCATCTACACTCCAGAGAACGACGGCTCCGGCTACTATTCCCAGCCCATTTCCGCATCCCGATGGCCCGTCACCAATGAAATCGTCACCCCTGGAGGCCTTCGACTCTCCGTCGCTATTTGCCAGTCCCGATTCGCGCATCACGTGTTGCTAATCACTAGGGCTACGCTTGTGCCGGACACGAACCGCGCTTTTGACACACCAGGCTTCGTTCACATCCCGTTTGCTGCTCATCCTTTCGCTCTTTCTGCCGGCCGTCGTACGCGCGCCCGCCTGCTCAACGCTGTCACTGAATACGCCTTTAGGGTCAGCACCACCAGCCTTCGCGACCTGTACAACAAGATCGCTCAAGCCGCGATAACCGAGCCCGGAACCTACTCCATGAGCGAACGACGCGCAGCCGCTCTCGGGGCCTACTACACCCGCTTGCGCGACTGGCACGCCCCTCCCGGCTCGCTTGCCGGCTGGTGGGTCGACCTGCAGAGTTACCTAGGGTGGCCTTTCATCAGCGTGAGTTGGCTGCTCCAGTCCTGGAGCAGCTCCCACATCACCCCCGAATTCGGAGTCGGCGAGATAGCCCTTTACCCTTGCTCTCGGTGGAGCTCCAGCCCGCACCAGGCAGCTTCCATCCCAGGCTTGCAGGAAGACGACCCCACGGAATTGCTTGCAACACCGACGTTCCTCGAGATGTGCGCCTCCCTCAACTACGCCCTCACGTCGTGGATGATTGTCAAGTGGCTGTTTACCCTTCCCGCCCTGGCTGTTTACTACTATCCGTACCAGACCGTCGGCAGGGTCAAGCACGTTGCGCTGCTGTTCGACTTGAATTTCGGCCAAAGCCTACTCGCGCTCACGGCGAACTACATTGCGTGGAAGATGGGGGCTTACTCCCACCCTGTTACGGCCCGCGCGCGAAGCGCTGCCGGCCGTATCTGGTATCATCTCTTCGGCCCCCGCCGATCCCCTCGTTGGCTCTCTTACACGCTTTATCAGCTGCGCGGTCATGCCATCTTGGACGCCGGTTTCTCCTTCCCTTACCAGGCATTGTTGGCCGTTCAAGCGGTAGCACTCGGCTTCCCAGCTCTTGTACCACGGTGGGCCAAAATCTGGCGGTACCCGGAAACCGTCGCCACGCTCACAGGCGAGATGATGGCTGGTTGCGACTCCGACAAAGAACCCGAGTTTCGAGTGAACCCGCTCCCCGGCGCTCCCGAGGAGATACCTCCGCCCAGTTACAGCGTTCCCACCCCTGAACCGACGTATCACTTTCCCGACATGCCTATTCCGAGTTTCACCGTTCCACCCGCCTTGTCAAGCTCTATCACTGTGTCGCCTGTGCCCCCCGGGACCCGCTCAGCACCTGAGCCGGTCCTTGGTCAACCGGGGCCCATCACGGGACCGATCCCGGAACGGACGCTCACCTGGATTCCCCCTGTGCCTTCGCACACAACAAGCTTGTGGCATGGCCTGCCGCCTGTTATACAGCCGCCGCAGTACACTGATGTGCCACGTTACACGTCGGTCCCACCAACGGAGTCACACAACCCCGTGTTCACTGACCTGCCAAGCCAGAGCGTGCCCCGCAGTGACCTTTATTCCGTCGACCCCATTACGCACACCACACACGACGGTCTCCCAGGACCAGGCTGGTTCCCCACGCGCGTATCAGTCAGCCACATTCCAGCACCGGTCACTTCTAGCGTCCAGCCGTCGCAGTTCCCAGCTCCCATCACTTTACCGGACCCACCTGCACACGACCTGCCTCGACAGCAACACCCTATCCTTGGACCGCCTATCATTTCGGTGCCCGATGAATCAGCCACTGCCAACACGTTCGACATCCGGCCAGTCCCGCACACGACCACCTCGGCGCCCACCAGCTCTCAAGCCCCGACCAGCAGCTATTTATCTGGGGGAAGCTTCGTACCAGTGCCCACGCATCGGGCCCACCTGTCTCCCGGCGGCGGGCTCAACAGCTCTGATTTAGACTTCTCCAAAGGCAGCCCATTGTACCGAGCTGGGTGCACCTACCCCTTAGTCTACTCGCTTGACGGTGATGAACACGGATTGGTAGCCGGCCCTTACACCACCAGCTTGTTGCTGTTCACCGTGGTCGCGTTGCTGAAGTACTACGACTGGCTTACACGTGATTACGCCCCCGCCGAGGGCCCCGTTCTGCCCATCCACAATTTGCTGCCACCCAACACCGGACGGATAGAACCTATCCCGCCGGTGAACGCTGACCCCGAGGTTCCGCTTTTTGTACCAGCCGACCGGCCCCCATCCCCCGCCCCGACGGATGCTACGCATTCCTCGGTGGACGAGGAGCTTGCTGCTCTCGCTGAAGCCGTTATACGAGAACAGCCCGCGATACCTGCCGATCAAGTGTCTCTCCCACCATCTGAGGCTACTGAGAGCAGCGTCGATTCTAACTCTGACGCCTCATCCGTTCGCAGTGAACCCCCGGAAGAGCCTCCCCTGCGACGTTTTGATCCCATTGGCCCCGCTCCTAGAGGTGACGTAGCCGTCGTACGTTTTGACCCTGCTGATGTGGACCCGGCCGTGAACGCCATCCGGGAAGTCGCTGACGAACCGCCTGACGGGGCCCCAATTCACGTCCCAGACCCAGCCGTGGAAGTGGTCGGAGGACGCCGACTCATGGCCCCTCAGGTACGCCGACCCCGCGACAACGTGTACAACGCTTGGTTTGTCCCAATTTGGCCCGAACTTTGGCCCGACAAGATGCGCCTGCTCAACAACTTGCCACTTCTCCCAGTCGACTTGGCCCCGGAACCAGCCACCGCCTGTTTCTGGATAGCTCTCGGCATGAATCTGCGTGTGGACTATTACCGGCTATTTGCCAGCTATGTCGCCAGTTTCCCTCACGGCATCCAACCCGGCACCAACTTAGCTCGAGGTGCAACGACACTGCAGGACATGGAAAACATCTGCACTTACTTCGGTGTTGGAATGCGGTTACACGCCCCCTCCGAGGATGAGTATCCACGCATCGTGGAGCTGGCCGAGAACTTTAGCCGGCACTTCGGACCCGTTCAGTTCGGGGTGGGACCCCCCTTGCGCAGGCACCGGTACGTCCAGCTCAACCGTGACCCGGCGCCCGGCCATCCCACTGTGCATGCACTAGCCATTAACGGCAACCGGCTTGGAGCGTTGTACCACCACGTGATCCCGCTCGCAGTGCTGCCCCCGCTAGCCGAGGGCCAGCAACATGACGAGTTCATCAATGGCGGCCAGGAAGTGCAGCCCGGAGACCTCGACGAATTTGCGGAAGTTGACCCCGAGTTTGCCCTTGATAGCCAACGCCTGCAGCTGCGCGGACTATTGCCAATCCTCGCTGTTCCGCATGCTGACCACGCTGGCTTGTACGATGCGTTGGCCGGACGCGGAGCCCTGAATCCCGACGCCGTCACCACTGGAGCTCATCTCAATGCGGAAGGCTTCCAGCTGGCTCCTCCAGTCCGAGCTGCTGCACCTCGACTGCTGCCCGCTACGCGTGTCGCTGTTGAAGTTATGCGGTACGACGTGTGTGGCCCCAATCCTCGGAAACGGGCCATGGCACTCTCCCGGGATCTCAAGCGCCACCCCGGGGAACTCAAGCTCGCCGGCGAACACGACGCCTCCAACATAGCCAAGAGCGCGGATAGCATGGCAGAGCACGTTCAACGTGATCCCATTCGGTTGTGCCTCATTAACGGGACTGCCGGTTCCGGGAAGAGCCACCTGGTCCAGGAATTCATGCGGCCCACTTACGAACGACCCGGCTTCTCCCCACAGGACGTCTCTGTGATCTGCCCCAACGAACAGCTCCGATCCGAGTTAATGGAGTCCATACCCATTCCTGGTGGGAAATCTTACAACTACCCGTTGCCTGGGGATGCTCTTGCCACCGGACGCCAGGGCACCGTCATAATCGACGATATCGGCATGTTCTGGCCTGGGTACTTGGAACTTTTAGCACTCTGCAACCCCGGCTTGGACCAGATCGTCGTGACGCTCGATGCCGCGCAAGGATCTGCCCCTTTCCCGATTCCCGGTACGGCCTCCCGCCAGTTCGAAAGCCCCTCCCGGCAGTTCGGGATGATGTGCGCACGCTACGCGACGCTCACCTATCGTCTCGCTGAGGAAGTGTGCCTACTGTTCGGCCTCCCGCACCCGGTCGCCACGCAAGCCCACGGCCACATCGTGCTGGTTTCCCGCCGCCCGGAGTCTGTACCCTACCTAGTCGGCAGCCCCCGTTTTGCCGAAGTCCAGAGCCGCGCAGGCGTACAGTGTCTGCCTTTCACCGACGTGCAGGGCCAAACCATTCACGGGGACGTTGCCATTGACCTCGGTGGTCACACGCCCTCCCAGGCTGACGCGATATTGTGGGTGGCCCTCACCCGCGCACGGGGCACCATTTTCCTGGTTTACGACGCCGCACTCCGACCTCCGCCTGGCCGATCCGCCTTCCAGTCCGGCATTCTCACGGCTATCTTCGCAGTGGCAGCACGCAACCGCTCAGCTGTCGTTACCGCGCATTCCGACCCCGATGGACTCATCCGAAAAGCTGTTCGTCGCCACCTCGCGATGAGCCTCAGCCCTCAGGCGCGTATGCAGCTGGACCTTGCTCAACCTGTCACTGCATTTGGCGCCGTCGTCGGGTCAGACCCGGGCACCAACAGCACCCGCCACTCCGTCATTCCCATAACGGAGGCCGAACTTTCCGCCATTCGGGCGCTGATGCCAAGCCATCCCCGTCCTATCCACTACTCGGCTGGTCATGCTTTCCACTGGCAGAAGCTCGACGGCATAGCCACGCACAGACACGGGTTCATACGCGACAACCTCCGGCACAATTTCCCTGTCACCAACGATCAGATCCTCAAGCCTGACCCAAAGTTCGATGCCCCTGCCGAGTCAGGGCCAGTTTCCGAGCTTATTAACACTCCGGTGGACCCCATCGCCATCTCTGAACCCCAGCTGCCCTTACCCGAGTCCCGAGAACGAGTGGACCGGTCCGGCCGGGCCACCATGCAGATCGACGAGACTCGGAGCCAGGCCCCTCTTCGCCACTCCGGGAAAGACGCCGCTTCCTACGACATCTCGATGGCCAAGCGCATTCATGCGCGCCGCCGTTTCATTCCCGTCAGTGGCCACAAGGCCGGAGAAAAGTTGCGTCGCGCCTTTCTTCGTTGGCACCCGCTCCCAAAGCTGCAATTTAACCCGGAGTTGTTCGAGGCCTGCGTCACCAGGTGCCTCCAATCCTGGGCCTCACAGCGTACAAAGGGCGACATCCAACGTGCTGTGGCTAGCTCTGAGCCTGACTGGAACGGGGACTATACTAAACTTTTCCTCAAGGCCCAGACCGTCAAGAAGATCGGCAAGCTGTATGGCCCAGCCGCACCCGGGCAAATCGTCACCACGTTCCCGCTGAGCCGCACGCTACGCGATGCTGCCTTTGCGACTTATGTCGAGCATGTCCTCGCTGACCACAAACCAGCCCACATGTACCTACACGCCAAGCGAACACCCGCTGATGCCGCTGAATGGTACGAAGAGCATTGGACGCCTGGCATGGGAGTCACCGCCACAGATTACACTGCTTGGGACACCGGCTGCGACGAAGGCTTCCTCTCATTCGACTCGTGGCTCATGGACCGAGTGGGCCTCCCACAATGGTATATCCAAGAGTACCAGCGTGGAAAGGTTTCGACCTATTGCTACGCCGGCCAGATCCCTACCATGCAGTTCTCAGGCGACCGCTGGACCTGGTTGTTGAACACGTACCGAAACATTGCCATCACAGCCGTCCGGTATCGAGCGCGACCCGGCACTGCTTGCGCTTTCAGCGGCGACGACATGATCTTGTGCGGCCAGCTCTCTCCTGATCCCAATTTCGACGCCTCTGAATGGAAGCTCACCGCAAAGGTCACCTCCGGGGCCACTGACGTTTTCTGCGGCATGCGCTTCGGCGCTCCGAAACTTACCATGGACCCATACACCCTGTACACTCGCTCCTTGATCGGCTTGCAGGACGGTCGCACTGACGAGTCATTCTGGCGATCCATCACCGACGCCGCTAAAATGGTTCAGTCTGACAACACTGCATTGCGCGCCCACGCCGCCCTGCGACTCACTCTCGCCCCACGGGTCTTGCAAACCCACTTCGTCCCGCACCCAGGACGAAGAAACTCTGCCCCCTCTTGAATCCGTTAGAACGGTTCAAGAGATTCCCGCACCCTTCCCCACAGGGTGCCACATGCCCCCGTTAATCGGCCATGTTTCACAAGGTATTTCCGCTTATCAGTTGCTGCGTTTTCCTTCACGTTCTTTCCCTCATAAAGTTGTACCGCTTCTGTGAAAAAAAAAAAAAAAAAAAAAAA